CGCTCGACGAAAACGGCCTGCCGATTCAGGCGCCGGTGCGCATCCCGTATTACCGGCCGGACCGCTACCCGATCATCCTGCAGCGCAGCGTGAGCGTGTTCGGCCAGCTGCTCGGAAACAGCGACGTTGACATGATCCGCGACCAGCAGAACACGAGCAACCGCATCGAGCAAAAGATCATCGACCGACTGATGAAGGCAGGCACGCGCATCACGCTCCCCGACCGGGTGGACCTGCGCACCGATCCCGAGGACGGCGAGCGCTGGTACATCGGAAAGCCGAGCGACAAAAGTCTCATCGACGTCTACGATTTTTCGGGCAATTTGCAGTACGAGCTCACGTATCTGGCGCAGGTGTACGAAGAGGCGCGGCAGATCATCGGCATCACGGACAGCTTTCAGGGCAGGCAGGACACGACCGCAACGAGCGGCAAGGCCAAGGAATTCTCCGCCGCGCAGGCGGCAGGACGCCTCGAGAGCAAGCGCGTGATGAAAAACGCCGCCTACGCCGAGCTCTTCGAAACGATGTTCAAATTCTGGCTGGCGTACTCGGACGAGCCGCGGCCGGTGACGTATAAGGACAGCACGGGCGAGACGATGTACGAGGAGTTCAACCGCTATGACTTCCTCGAAGAGGGTGAAGACGGCGAGCTGCACTGGAACGATCAGTTCCTTTTCTCGTGCGACACGAGCGCGCCGCTGGCGAGCAACCGCGAGGCGATGTGGCAGGAGACGCGGCAGAACCTTGAGGGCAGGGCCTTCGGCGACCCGACGGACCTTGAAACGCTCATTTTGTTCTGGGCGAAGATGGAGGAGCTGCACTACCCCGGCGCGGCGCAGACGAAAAAGCACCTCGAAGAAAAGGCACAGCGGCAGGAAGAAATGGCCGCGCAGCAGGCCGCGCAGCAGGCGGCCATGCAGGGCGATATGCCGGGCGGCGGCGCTGGCGTGCCGGACGAGCTGGCCGCGGCGATCGACGCGCAGGCACAAGCCGACGCCATGAACGCCGCGAGCGGCGGGCAAGCGGAAGAACTTTACATGCCGCAGTAAGAAAGGCTAAAGGCGCGAAAGAAGACGCGCAGAGCATACAGTCTCCCCGCAAGGGGGACGCCGCATCCGTAAGGCAGCAGAGCTGCCAACGGCTGCGCAGCGCAGGGCAACAGCGGGAAAATGCCGAATCCGAAGGAAAGGAGGACGCAGGCATGAGCGATAAGAGCGGTTACGTCGGCAGAATCAAGAACGGCGGCACACAGGTCGTGAAAGCGCCGAACCAGCAGACCGACGCGAAGAAGGGCATTATTCATACCGGCTCCGATTTGAGAACCGGCAAGAAGTAAGGCAAGCGGAAGCGCTTTGCATGATTACCCCCGCAAGGGGACGCCGCACGCGCAAGGCGGCGGCTATTCGCAGGGCGATAGCGGGAACATGCCAGAGAGGAAGAGAACATGGGATTCACGGAAAAAGACGTCTTTGAAGCGATGGGCCTGACGGTGCCGCCTGACGAGGCAGGCACGCAGCAGGAGCCCACAGGCGCAAACGAGCCGGGCGCCGCTGCCCCGGCCGCAGAAGAGACCAACGGCACGCCGGAGGGCGGCGATACCGGCACGACGGGCGGCGAGGGCGCAGAGGGCACCGTAACCGCTCCCGAGGGCCAGGACGGCGCGGAAGGCGCAGAAGACAACAACGATGCGGAGGGCGCGAAGAAGGAGCAGACCCCCGACGAGCGCAGAGCTCATGCGGCGGCACGGCGCAGAGCCGAGCAGCAGGCTGCGGTGGACGCGGCGCTCAAGGCGCAGAGCGAGAAGATGGCCGCGGAGTGGAAGGCTTTTTTCGCAAGTGCGGGGCTTAAGAACACGATCACGGGCGAGCCCATCGCGACGAAGGAGCAGTTTGACGAATGGTCGAAGTCCTTCAAGCAGCAGAAGCTCGAAAGCGACCTCAAGGCCGGGAAGCTGACGCAGGAATCTCTCAATGAGGCGATCAGCGAGAATCCTGTCGTCAAGCAGGCAGCCGAGATCGTGGCGGCGCATGAGCGCGAGCAGGCCGCGGCGGAGCAGGAGAAAATGCAGCGCGCCATCGACGAGCAGATCAAGAAGATCCACGCGCTCGAGCCCGAGGTGAACGGCGTGGAGGACCTTTTGAAGCTCCCCGAGAGCGAGGAATTCTACGCGCGCGTGAAGAGCGGCATGTCGTTTTACGACGCCTACCTCATCTCGACGCACGAGCGGCGCGAGAAGGCGCTGGCCGAGGCGGCGAGAGCGCAGGCCTTGACGGGTCAGAGGGGCAAGGACCACCTGACCGGCGCGGCGGCATCCCGCGGCGCGGGCGGCAAAGTCGTGACGAGTGAGGAGCTGGCGAGCTTCCGCATCTTCAATCCCACGGCGACGGACGAGGAGATCCGCACGTGGATCGAGAAGAACAGAAATTAACGAGACAAGGAGGAACGCAATGTTTATTCCCATCAAATCGACGGACGGGGCAATGACCCCGTTTGAGTACATCGAAGCGGCGGCGGGCACGTATCAGGTCGGCCAGCTGCTCAACGTGACGGACGGCAAGCTGGCGGCGATTTCTGCCGACCAGGCGACCACGCCGCCCTATGTGTGCATGCAGAGCGGCACGGTGGCCGCGGGCGAACTGCTCGCGGTGACGCGCGTGCAGGGCAAGTACACCTTTGAAACCGAGCTCGCGGCGGCCGCAGCGGCCGTGAAGGTCGGCACCAAGATCCAGGTGGCGAGCGGCGGTCTCAAGGCAAAGTACGTCACGGGCGCATCGGACGCGGCGGCGCCCGGCACGTTCGAGGTCGTGAGCCTTGAGGGCACGGCAGCGGGCAGCATGATCCGCGGCCGCTTTGTCTAAGGAAAACGGAAGAGAGGAGAGAAAGTAAGCAATGAAAATCATTTTTTCGGAATCGAGCAACCTGAACAACAGCGTTTACGGCAACTGCCAGGCGCCGATCAAGATGTTCCTCGAAAAGCGCGGCGAGGAATTTGAGCAGAACAGCGTGCTCAAGAACCTGTTCCTGATGGGTTCTTCCAAGAACTACGGCGACGTGATGACCACGCTGACGGCCATGAGCGGCTTTGAGCCCGTGGGCGAGAACGGCGCTTATCCGCTGGACGGCATGCAGGAGGGCTACCAGAAGTTCCTCAAGTACCAGACGTGGAAGGATTCTTTCAGCGTGTCCAAGGAGATGATCGAGGACGGCAAGCTGCTCGACATGCGCAAGCAGCCTGCGGCCTTTATGACCTCTTACAAGCGCACGCGCGAGCTCTTCGGCGCGGCGCTGTACGGCGCGGCCATGATGGGCAACGGCAGCGTGACCTTTAAGGGCGTCAAGTTCGACCTGACGGGCGCAGACGGCAGCAACCTGTTCGCCAAGGAGCACGTGCCCAAGGTGAGCGGCGACAAGCAGTGCAACTGCTTCAAGGATGCGTTCAGCGTGGACACGCTGGGCAAGCTCGAGACCAAGATGCACCTGTTCCGCGGCGACAACGACGAGATCCTTGACGTGGCCCCTGACACGATCCTGATCCCCGAGAACGCCGACCTCAAGAAGGCAGTATTCGCGGCCATCGGCGCGGACAAGGACCCCGTGAGCGCGAACAACGCCTTCAACTATCAGTACGGCCGCTGGAACGTCATCGTGTGGCCATATTTGAACCACTACATCACAAACGGCGTTTCCCCGTGGGTGCTGCTGGACAGCAAGTACAACGAGACCTACGGCGGCGCGGTGTGGAACGACCGCGTTCAGCTCGAGGTGCGCTCCACCGTCGACGAGAACACCGACGCGAACGTCTGGCGCGGCCGCAGCCGCTTCAACGCGTGCTTCAACGACTGGCGCTTTGCCGCCATCGGCGGTATCGCGGCGGGCAACTCGCTCTAAGGCAATAACCCCAAGGCGGGCGTGGGACAAGACCCGCGCCCGCCTTTATCCATCATTGAGAGAGGAGAGAAGAACATGACGCCGAGAAAAGCGATGCAGCACGCCGACACGGCGAAGCCGAACGCCTTCCCCGAAGAGGAAAAATTCGAATGGCTCAAGGCGCTTGAAGGCAGGATCGCGGCGGACGTGCTGCTGGCGACGCCGGAAGAGCTCGAGCAGATCATGGCGACCGGCTATCCGGACGGCATGGACGAAGAGCTGCTGGTGAAGGCCCCGCACGATGAGCTGTACGTGCTGTACCTCAAGGCGAAGATCGATGCGGAGAACGGCGAGTACAGCCGGTATGCCGATTCGAGCCAGCTCTATAACGAGGCCTACGGCAACTTTGCCCGCTATTGGGGCAGG